TGAGGCCCGAGACGATCATCAATGTGATCGCCAATGCCGTCCTGGCCGGTGGCGTCTCTGTCTTCATGGTGATGATCTACCGCACCGGCGGCCTGATCGAACGCTGGCCGAAGGCTTCAAGCCTGACTCTCCGGCTGTCACTGGCTGGAACCGCGGCAGGAGCCCTAGGTAACTGCCTGACGCTATCGACACCGCCCGACACCGAGATCCTGATGAATTGCGGCCTGGCTGGAATCTTCGTTTGGGCCGCTATCTTCCACGCCAACCTGATCAAACATGGACCCCCTAGCCAGCCTGTCGCAGGGCCTGATGCGTGCAGCCCTCGACAAGCTGCTGGACCAGAAGGATCAAACCTGTGAAGACGGAGCCAAGGACAACTCTCTGGCCGCTCGTCTTCATGCTCGCATTGACGACGCTGGCCTGCGCCCCGACCCGAGTGGTCCTGGTGCCTCCGGGGACTCCGGTGCGCCTGGCCGAGCCGGTCAAGGCTAAGGTCTGGGCGAAGGACTCGACTGGCAGTATCGTCAAAAGCAGAAACCGCGTGATCATCCCGGAAGGCTGGTACGCTCTCCCGAAGGAATAACCATGGCCCAGCAAATCATCAACATCGGCACCATCGCCAACGACAACACAGGGGACACCCTCCGCGGCGCCGGGCAGAAGATTAACGACAACTTCGACGAGCTGTATGGCAACCTGCCCATCGACACAGCCCCGGCCGCCTGGGTGCCTACGCTGACCGATTCCGGCGGTGGCCGCACCTACAGCTACACGGTCAACACCGCGCGGCACACGTCCATCGGCTTTGTCTCCACATTCACGGCCGACATCACCGTGAACTCGGTGAGCGGATCTGCCACCGGAGACCTCCGCATCAGTCTGCCGGACCCTGTGTCCTACGACGCCGCCCTGGCTATCTGGCTGGACAACGCCACCGCCCAGGCTAAGACCGCGGTGATCGGTAAGGCTGTCGGCGGTACATCCTACGCCGCCCTGTACCACTACGAGACCGGCGACGTCACCAGCATGGCCAGCCAGATCCAGGCCACCAGCCGTATCCTGATCTCCGGCACCTACTTCACAGCCTAATGACCATCATCGGCTCCAGTCTTCAGCAGGGCATGACGGTGCTCCAGCAGATGCTGGGGGCGCCGATGTTCATCTGGGAAGGCTCGTCGATCCGGTGCATCCCGGCCATGGTCACCGATGCCAACACCCCGGTGCCTGGTGGCTTCCAGGACAACGTGACATCCCGGATCCTGGTCAAGTTCTCCGACTGGAAGACCTGGGACAGCACCCTGGTCACAATGGACACCACGCTGTACACCCTCGACCAGGGCACCGAGTTCTCCCGGCTGCTCAAGGAGGACGGCTACTATCTGCTCCAGGAAAACACCGACCGCATCGCCCTGACCTTCTGCAAACCCAGGCCCGTGGTCGGTCGCACGCTGGTCTACCAGGGACGCACCCTGCGGATCCTGTCCTGCCGGGTCGATGCCTCCGGCGCCTACTATAGCCTCGAACTAGGAGCCAAAACCCGGTGAGGCCTGTCGTTAACATGACGGTCGACAGCAGCAAGTTCGACGCTGCAATGAAGGCCTACCTGCTGCAGACGAGCCGCGACCTTCACAAGGCAGTCAACTCCCGGTTCTTTTACCTGATGGTCCGACTGTTCGTTCTGGTGCCGCCCAAGAGCCCAGGCCAAGAACGGCGCCGGATCTCCGACTACCTCGGCACGCCGCTGGGAAACATTAATCGGAAGTCCAAGAAGACCGGCAAACGCATCGGCAAGTCCCGCCTGCTTCGCCGGGTGCATCTGATCGCCCAGTCAAAGGAAGCCAAGGCCGGCCGCCGCGGCCTGTACGGCGAGGAGATGAAGGCAGCAGCATCGGCCCTGATGCGGAAGGCTATCGGCTCAGTCGGTTATCTCCGTTCTGGTGTGGTGAAGATCATCCGGATCTACAACAAGGGCTTCACCCAGTTTCAAAGCCCGAAATGGAAGCCTCTGTCGAAGCCTGCAGGCTACAAGGCGCCCAAGAAGACCAACGCCGCCCTTGTCTCATTGGCCAACCAATACGGCCTGCCAGAGGAGAATGTGGCGGTGCACAAGGGCACCAAGGCCCGAGGCATCCAGGCCACACCAGGATTCAACCCAACGGCCTCGGTGGTCATGACTGCCGGTGTGGCTGACAACCAGTACAACCGGGTGGCCATGATCTACAACCAGGCCATGCAGAAAGCCATGGACGACGAGCTGGCCGAGCTGACCAATCACATGACCGAGGCCATGCTGCAAAACGGCAAGGTGCTCGAAGATAACGGAATCGCGATCAAATGAACGCCGTCGCCCTAAGAGCAGAGAAGGCAGTGGCCGACTACCTGGCAGCCGCCGACTGGTCGACCTCCGGCGCCGGCACGCCCACCTGCCTGACATCCTACAGCCGCGGCCTGTACGACGACCCGGACGAGCAGGACGTCATGCCCAACTTCCCGCGCCTGGTGGTCTCGACCAACTCGGCCAGGCCTGTCCAACGCACCGACCTGACCTGTGAGCTGGAGATCGCCGTCGAGCTGCAACTCTCGGCAGACGACACCGACGAGGCTGATGTCCTGACCACCGTCCAGGTGCTCGACAATCGGATCCTGCCGCTCTTTGACGACGCCGGGGCCTCTACCCTGGATGCGCCATCAAACGACGCCAGAGGCCCGTTTACGGCCCAGTTTGCCGCCCCTCTGGACTTTGGGGCAGCCTCAATCTCTAATCGGTCCAGGACGTTCACCAGGACATTCACCCTTTACTGCAGCGCAACCCTCTAACCCAAGACATCTATGGCCAATTCACAAGGACTCGCATACCAGTTTGGATCGCCGGCGACGGTGACCATGTTCCAGACTAACAACTCGACCGCCGTTTTCACAGGGCTCACCTCGATTGAGAGTTACGACATCACTCACGAGGCCGACACCGAAGAGGTTCGGAATAGCGCTGGTGAGGTTGTTGGCCACATCGGCTACAACGAGCGCGTGGTTCTCAACCTTAACCTGATTCCCTCTGGTGCCACTGCTGCTGCCGCCCTGGCGTTCTGCTCGTTGGCTCCGGTCAACGGGACGGTCCGGATCTCTGGTGCTCCGATCATCGCCATGATGGGATATGGTGACGTGCTCAACACCGAGGACGTTCTGATGGGTGGCCGGTTTATCTATGCCGGAGGCGGATCAGTCAAGATGACCCAGACCGGCAAGGCTATGGTCTCGATCACGGTCAAGAAATACAAGAACCTGACTGCCGGCGCCGCCATTGCCCTGAACGTGTGACCAGCCTCGCCGACATTCTAACCGCTACGTCGAAGCCTTGTCCGATTGTGATGGGGCTCCGGCTGGTGCCGTTTAGCGTCGGCCATGCCCTGCTATTGCACCGGATGGGTTCACCGTTCGTCTGTGGTGGCAGCCCGTCCGCTCAGGATCTGGTCGAGGTGGCTGTGGTTTGCAGCCAACCGATCTATGAATCGGTCAAGACCATGCGCTCCTGGCTGCGGTGGTTGCCGCTGCGGATCATGCGCCAGAAGGTCAAGAAGGCCGACCTGATCAAAGAATGCCAATCGGTTCAGGAATGGATTGCCAACCAGTCAGACTGCCCAGAGGTGTTGCGCCGTCCTGGATCTGGCCAGCGTTCGGCAACCATGCCTTGGCCGGAACGGATCTTGGTCGGCCTGGTCAGCATCGGCTTTGACGAGATTACGGTGATCAACATGCCTGTCATTGATGCAGAAAGGCTGTTCCTAACGCACGCCGAGATGAACGGCCAGGTCGAGCTGTGGAGCAATGAGCAGGATGCCCTCTGGCGCTACGCTCAAGAACACCAGACAATCAGGAACTGATATGGCCATCTTCTCACTCATTGCAAAGCTGGGTCTCGATGGCAGTTCATTCGAGGGCGGCCTCAAACGAGCCACCAGCATGACCGACAAGTTTCGGTCGAGCGTCGGGGCTCAACTCGGTGGCGCCCTGTCGGTGGCTGCCATCGGTGCCTTTGCCTCGAAGGTGATCGAGACAGCCGATGCCATTGGTGACCTGTCGGAGCAGCTCAACATCAGCACAGACGACGTGCAGCGCCTCCAGGTGCTGGCAGGCCAGACAGGTGTTTCCTTCGAGGCTATGGCCAAGTCCATCACCGCGGTCAGCCAGGAGCGCCTGAAGGCTATTGAAGAGGGCGGCAAAGCCCGGGAATACTTTAGAGCATTAGGATTAGATGTTTCAGAACTCAACAAGAACAGTGTTTCAAATATTGAGATCATCAGAAGGATGGCTGAATCTCATGAAAACGCCGGCAAAAGTGCTCAAACACAAGCAGCCTTGATTGGTAT